ACTTCATTCAGTTCGTACTATCACAAGTGGTAAATCAGCCCAGTTCCCAGTATTAGGGACTGCTACTGCTGCATACCATACAGTAGGAACTCCTCTTGTTGGTGCTAACCAAATCAAGGCAAACGAAAAGATTATCAACATTGATGATCTTCTAATCGCCCAAAGTTTCGTGGCGAGCATTGACGAACTTAAGAATCATTATGACGTAAGAGCTACTTACGCTGATGAACTAGGTAAGGCACTCGCTAAAACTTACGATCAAAACGTAGCGAAGCAAATAGCTAATGCGAGTCGTGCATCTGCTACTCTTACAGGTGGTAGTGGTGGTCTTGTTTCTGCTTTTGCCAATGGTACAAGTAAAACAACATCTGCTCAAATTACTGGTGATGATATTGCTGGTGCTATCTATGATATTGCACAAGCATTTGACGAGAGAGACATTCCTCCAACAGATCGTTTCTGTGTATTACCACCTGCTGAGTACTACAAACTTGCTGAGTCTGCTACAAGAACTGTAGACGTTGACTTCAACCCACAAGGTAATGGTTCGTTTGCTTCTGGTAAGGTACAACAAGTTGCTGGTATCCCTGTGATGATGAGCAACAACGTACCTCAGAGTAACGTAGGATCTAATCCCGCTGGTGCGAACAACACTTACTCAGGTGACGATAGTAAAACTATTGGTCTTGTCTTCCACAAGTCTGCTGTTGGTACAGTAAAACTTATGGATATGACAACTGAGATCTCTGGTTCTGACTATGGAATTATGTATCAAGGAACCTTAATGGTTGCTAAGTATGCGTTAGGACATGGCATTTTAAGACCAGAATGTGCAGCTACTATTAAGCTTGCTGCTTCTTAATTTCAATTTATAGGGTATCTTATTATTAGATACCCTTTTTTTATACTCATGTATCATTCATCAAAGAAAAAAAAGAAAAAGAAAAAAGGTGGGAGGGATTCACTTAAAATAAAAAAGTACTAAACAATGACTGTAGCTGCAACCACTGAACTTGAAGCTGTCAATATAATGATGGCTGCTATAGGCGAATCACCTGTAAATACTTTGACAGGTACATTACCTGCTGATGTTGTGATGGCTCGGTCTACTTTGACTGAAGTAAATAAAGAAGTACAGTCTGAAGGCTGGTCTTTTAATACAGAAATAGATGTAACCCAACAAAGAACAGATGGTACAAATCATATTGATTTAAGTACTGATGTTTTAAGAATTGATCCTAATATTCATCAACACCCTACAATTGATGCAATACAAAGAGGACTTAAATTATACGACAGATTAAATAATACTTATATATTTGATGAAGATCTTATTTGTACTATTGTTTATTTAAGAACTTTTGTTGAAATACCAGAGCCAGCAAGAAGATATATAACAATAAAAGCTGCAAGAATATTTGTAGATAGACTTGTTGGAGATCAAGGATTAAGAACCTATACACAACAAGACGAAACAAGAGCAAGAGCAATATTAATGGAAACAGATTATGCAAATGCAGATCATAATTTATTAAGAGGAGATCCTTCTTTAACAAATATTTTTGATACTTATAATCCTTCTAGTGCTTTAATTAGATAACTATGGCTGTTATTTCAAGAGCTATACCTACATTATTGAGAGGTATATCACAATCTTCTGATGCCTTAAAGCAACCAGATCATGCTGATATACAAGACAATGCAGATAGCAACCCTGTTCTTGGTCTTACAAAACGTAGTGGATTACAATATCTTGCAGCTTTATCTTCTTCAACTCTTGGTAATGTTCACATACAAACTATTAATAGAGATGCTAATGAAAGATATGTAGCTGTATTTAGTAATGGTAATGTACAAGTCTTTGAATTAGATGGTACAGAACTAACGGTTAATAAACCTGATGGCACTGCTTATTTGAATACTTCTAACCCAAGAAGTATTATGAAAACAGTTACTATTGCTGACTTCACCTTTGTTGTTAATACAAGTATTACAGCTTCGATGGATTCTACTCTTAGTAGTGGTTCTGGTACAAAAGGGGTTGTATTTATTAAACAAGCAACATCAAATACAACTTATAAAGTAACAATAGACGGAGTAACCGTTAGTGATAATACGTCTGGTGATTCAACTTTAAGTACAAACACAATAGCTAATGATTTAAAAAATGGTCTTGAAGCTGGTCTTACTGGTTTTACTATTAGTAGGCGTGGTCCTGTTTTGTATATTAGGAAAAATGATGATTCTGATTTTGAGATAAGAGTAGAAGATACTAAAGGTAATAATAATATTTCTGTATTTAAAAACTCAGTTCAACGTTTTACTGACCTGCCAACTATTTCTCCTAATGGATATGTTGTTGAAATTAAAGGAGATGATGATACAAATTTTGATAACTACTATGTTAAGTTTGTTACTAATAATGGAGAAACGCTTGGAGAAGGACAGTGGGAAGAAACTGTAGAAGCTGGCATACCTTTTAAATTTAATTACGACACAATGCCACACGTTTTAATACGTCAAGCAGATGGTAACTTTAGATTTGCAAGAGTAGATGGTGATACTTATAACTTAACAATCAATGGTGCATCAACTCCTTTTACCTTACCTAAATGGGGAGAACGTACTGTAGGTGATACAGATTCCGCACCTGATCCTTCTTTTATTGGTAATAAAATTAATAACGTATTTTTTTTTAGAAACAGACTTGGATTTCTTGCAGGAGATAATGTAATTCTTTCAAGAGTATCAGAGTTTTTTAACTTTTTTCCTGAGACAGTTGTATCTGTTTTAGATAATGAACCGATAGATGTAGCTGCTTCTCATACAAAAGTTGCGATCTTAAAAAGTGCAGTAACTATGGGAGAAAAACTTATCTTGTTTTCTGAACAGACGCAATTTGTATTGACCAGTTCAGCAGATAATTTAACTCCTAAAACTGCAAACGTAATAGTAGTAACTGAATTTGAAAGCAGTGCAGCAGCACAGCCAGTAGGTTCTGGTACTTCTATTTACTTCTTAACGCAAAAAGGTTCTTTTGCTGGTATTAGAGAATATATTATTCAAGGTGAGTCGCAAATAAGAGATGCAGCAAACATTACTATTCATGTACCAAAACTAATACCAAGTAATATTTTTAAAATGGCTGTATCAACTAACCAAGATATTCTTGTTTTATTAGGTACAGATAATACTAATAAATTATATGTATATAGATGGTTATATGGAGAAGGTGGACAAAAAGCTTTAAGTAGTTGGTTTACTTATACAATTAACACTAACCGTTCTATTTTAAATGTAGATTTTATTGGCACAGATTTGTTTGCAGTAGTAGAAGAAGCTAATAAAGTAACACTAGAAAAAATACCATTTGAAACTGATTTTAATGAAACTAATGCTACCTTTGAATATCATTTAGATCATAAAGTAACTGAAGCAACTACAGGTGTAAGTGTAGCCTTTAGCAGTGGTGTGACTACATTTACAGTTCCTTATAGGTTAAGAGCTAACATGAATATTATTGGTCGATTTTTAGCTAGTAATGAAACAAGTACTTATATTGATAGTAATGGTGCGACAAAAACTTTATTAGCAGGTCAAGTAATACAAACAACAAATTCTACTGATGGTTCTACTTCTACAATTACAGCTACAGGAGATTACAGAAATAGTAAATTTATTATTGGTGAGCCTTATGAAATGCACTATAGATTTAGTAAACAAAGACTAACAGAACAAGGTGCTGGATCACCAGAATATATAAGTGGCAGATTACAATTACATCATTTTTATATTAAATATGAAGATGCTGGATTTTTTAAAGTAGAAGTAACACCAGAAAATAGAAACACATCTACTTATGAATTTACTGGTAATATATTAGGTTCAGCATCTAGCACGATAGGACAAATTAATTTAGATACAGGTACTTTTAGAGTACCTATTATGAGTAAATCAGATAGGGTTGATATAGATGTAAAAAACAATACTTTCTTACCTACAAGATTAGCTAGTGCAGAATATGAAGGAGTATTTCACATGAGGAGTAGAAGAATATAGTGGGATATTTAAGAAAATCAAACCTTAAAGATTTTAAGTTTGTAGTAGAAAACATGAGAGTTATGGATAAAATTGAAGCCATGTATCAGACAGGCATGAGTCCAGAAGATGCTCTTAGTTATACTTTTTTAGGTAGTAAAACTAATATGACTGTTGCTGATGATAATGACCAACCAATAGGATTATGTGGTGTACAAAAAGATGGTTGTATATGGTTTGTTGCTACAGATGAATTGTTTGATAATAAAAAATATAGAATACAATTGATAAGACAGGGCAAAGAATGGGTTGATAATCTACTTGAGTCTTATAAAATACTTTATAATTATGTATATGCAGAAAACAGTTCTGCTATAAAATGGTTAAAAGCTCTTGGGTTTACTTTTATAAAGTTACATGAGAGTTATGGTTATCAAAAAAAACCTTTCTACGAATTTCTGAGGATCGCCTAGATGTGTGTTGCAGCATTTCCAGCAATAGGAGGACTAGCAGCAGGTGCGCAATCAGCGTTATTCGCAGCAGGTTTAGGTCTTACTGCTGTTAATGCTTTTACTCAAAGGGCTGCTGCTCAGAGTGCAGCCGATCAAGCTTATAATCAGGCTTTAATAGCACAACAATCAGCAGAAGAGTCAAAAAGATTACAACAACAAGCACTAGCAGAACAAAAATCAGAGACAGAAAAATCTAAAGCACAAGATATATTTGCAAAAAATATTGAAGCTTTGCAAGCAAGTCGATCTATAATAGCTTCAGAACAAGCAGGTACAACTATAGGATTATTATTAATGGATCAAGAAAGACAAGCTGCTAACTATAGAGAATCAGTAAATCAAACTTTAGAATCTGCTAGAAGACAATATGAGAGAAATATACTTGCAACTGAAGCAGACTATCAAAATCGAATAAATCAATTACAAAGTAATGTAAATCAAGCTTATAATCAGATCCCCTCTTTAACGAGTACTTTGCTTAATGTAGCCACTCAAGGTATTTCAAGTTACGCACAATTAACAGCATGACCTCAAGTTTTCAAAGTACAGCTTTTGAATCCTCTGCAAGACCTGTAGATACTTTTGTAGCACCGCCAAGTGTTTTACCTAAAACTGGCATTATGGAATTAGCAGATACCTTGAAATCTATTAACCCTGCTTTACAAAACTTTCTTAATGTAAACCTTGAAAAAACTATAAAACAAGAACAAGAAAAAGGTTTAAAAATGGCAGTAGATAAACTTTTATCAGAAGGTGATCTTACGTCTGAAGTTAATAATTTAAGAAAAAAAAGAGGAGATGATGCAACAAGACAACTTATAGGTGGTAGTATTTTTGCTGATAGAGTATATAGAACAAGTATTTCTTCTTTATATAGTTCTCAACTCGACAATATTTTTCAAAAAAGTTATTATGACCATACAGTAGAAAGTGTAGATTCTAAAGGTAACATTATACAAAAAAGTCTAAGAGAATATTCACCTAATTCACCAGAATTTAAAGATTGGTTAAATACAACTTCAAAAGAACAATCAGATAAAATTTTTGATTTAGGTGGTGAAATTGATACAGAACAATTTACGACTAATTTAACAAATTCAATAATAAACATTAATAAAGTAGCGACAGAACAGCATAATGAATTTAATATTGAAAGATTTAAAGATCTTAGTGTTGAATATTTAGACAAAGCAGCAGAAGATTGGCTTGAAGGTAATCGTGAAGAATCTTCAATACATATAACAGAATTTATTAATAAAACAAGAAAAATTGGTTTAACAGGAAAAGATGCTAGGGATATGTATATCAAACTTATTGATAATATTGGAAGTATTGGTGAATATTATGCTACTACTGCTGATGTAAATTCATTAGACGAAATTGACGATTTAATTATAGGTTTAGGTTTATCTATACCTTATGGTAATAATAATGGTAATTTAACTCAACACCCTTTATGGAAAGAAAAAATAGCACCTATTTTAGAATCTATAGAAGATGAATTAAATGAAGAACTTACACAAGGACCAAAAATAGATAAGGCAAAAAGAAGAATCCAATTAGAAAATAAATTAGTTGAAGTTAATAAACTTCCTATTGAAACAGAAGAACAACGATTAATTTATAAACAAGAAATAACTAAATTAAAAAATGATAGACAATTTAGTGATTTGAATGAGGTTTTTAAAACTAATAATTATCCATATATAGAAGATTTTACTGCTGAAATTTTTAATATAAGAACAAATATGAGACTTAGAAATTATGAAGATAACGAAAGTCCTTTAGAAAACTTAGCACTGTTAAAAAACAAAATTGTTGATTTAGGTATTACTGATGCTGGAATATTAACAGACTTAAATCAAGCAGCAGCCATAGCAGAAGAATATAAATCTATTTATGATATTTTTGATAACAAATCAAAAGAATTATTTGATGATATAGATGCTTTTTATAGATCAAAAGCTGGCTCGCAAGGCGGTTTTGGAAACATTAATTTGGGTGGTGGTGTAAGTGTAAATGTTGGTGGTCTTAATGATGATTTATATTTAGAAAAATATAAGCTTGAACAAAAAATTGATAGTGATTTTGAAGCTTGGATTGATGAGAATTTTTATCAAGAAAAAGATGGCAAGCAAATAGGTGGTCCTTCTAGTAGACAAATAAAAGATTGGTTAGATGAAAAGAGAGATCAGATAGAAAAAAACAATTTTAAGATAGGAAGTGAAGAAGAAAATAATGCAGAAAAAAATAGTAATATAACACCAGAATTAAATAGAAATCAAACACCTGCTTTTGGTAATGATAAATTTGAAGTCGATAGTGTAATGAATTTTGAAAATAGAAGAGGTGCAGGTTATGGAGGTGGTATGCCAGTAGAATTTGATTTACAAGGATTGCTTAATCAAGAAAACTTTCCTGATTTTGGTGGTTTAGCAGAATTAGTAAGAGGAGGAGAGTCTTTGGGTAGTGGTCTTTATAATGCTTTTAATGGTGGTACGACTGATACAGCAGGTGAAATGGATATAACAAGTAAAACCATTGGTGAGATGGAACAAATGCAAGCTGATGGCGAAGTCTTTGCAGTAGGAGCTTATCAGTTTACACCTAACGTTTTGACGGAAGCTAGAGTTTATTCTGGTCTTAACAAAGATGATATTATGACACCAGAAAATCAAGATAGATTATTCTGGGGTATGTTATTAAGTGGCAGAAAACGACCATCTTTAGCTGCTTACCTTACAGGTCAAAGTGATGACCTTAATGCAGCACATGAAGATTTAGCATTAGAATTTGCTGCAATACAAGGACCAGATGGTAAAGGTATGTATGATAATGACAAGGCTGGAAATTTTGCCAGAATAGATGCAAACTTAGTTAGAGAAGCCTTAATTAATGCTCGCAATCTTTTAATTAATAGATAATGACAGACTCTAATCTACAAAACACAGTACCAGAAGGAGCTTTTGGTATAGGATCAAAAAAAACTGATGACTTTACAAAAAACGAAGAACTAAGAACTACAGGCATACAAGACATACCAAATATGTTGATAAATGCTCTTACAAAGCAATCAGGCGGTATTGTTATGCCAAGTCAGATTACAGAGCAAACAGTTACTAATTTTCAAGAAGGTGTAGAAAATGTACCGCTTTTTAGAAAAGAAGACGAACAAACTGTAAGGGCTGGTCTAGCTGCTGGCTTTGATTTAACTGAAAATGCTATTAATTTTGCTGGTCGTGCAATAAGTGGTTTAAGTGGTAATAAATATACAGCTAAAGACTTTTTTAATAATGAAGCTCTTGGCGTTTATATACCAGAAGAAGATGAAAATAGTCTTAGCTACAATTTACAAAAGCTAGGAGTACAATATGGAGTACCATATACAGCAGCTTTTAAACTATTAGGTTCAATAGGTTTATCAAATTTTGTTTGGAAAGATGTATTAGCAGGTGGCACTACAGCATCAGTTTTTTTTGATACGTTTGATAAAAACCTTTCTAATTATTTAGTTGATACTCCTTTAGTTGGACCAGTAGCAAAGTTACTTGCAGCACAATCAGAAGAAGAATCTAACGTAGCAAAAGAAACTATTAAGAAATTTATTGAAGGTGGTGTAACTGCAAAGATAGTAAATAAAACTTTTGATGCAGCTTTGAATCCTAAAAAAGTTGCAGATGCTTTTATAAATGTTGTTGACTCTTTTAAAAAATCACCTCAAACCGCAAAGAGATTAATTTTTAATTTACAACAATCGAAATTTAATAAATTTTCTAACGTAAGAAAATATAATTCAATGGACGAAGTTCTTAGAAATGCAGATGACTTAGTAGATGTAGCACCAGTAACAGATGATGTAGTAACAAAAACAGACGATATAGTTATAACTCCTAGAAAAAAAATAAGAAGTCAAAAAGGCAAGCAAAAGTTTCAAACAACTGATACACCTGTAGGTTTTGAAGGCAGAAATATGAATCTCTTTAGTGATGATCCTAAAGAAGTTGCAAAAATAAAAGCTGCCTACGAACAAGAATTAAATGAATATTATCCAAAATATAAAAATATAGTTACTGATGATATGTTAATTGAAGATGCAGATGATTTTTTAGAGCAAGAGGTAATACAAGAATTAAAAGAATTTTCAGATAAGTATGGATTTAAATTACCTGTCTTGATGGCTGCTTCTGTTAGACGTATTTCTGGTCTTGCTGAAAATTTAAGTGATGGTGCTAAATTATTGAAAACGCTACCCACTGGATCAGAAGAAGCAAAGATTTTAAAAAGTAAACTTGCAATACAAACAGTTAACTTTTATAGATTAATAACTGGTGATAGTAGGGCTGGAACTGTTGTAGGTAGAGCTTTAAGAGCAAGACAAACAGCAAAAGCACCTAACCCAGTAACAGGTAAAACACCAGGTCAAATAACAGAAAGCAACATACAGGTAAAAAGAGCCGAAGAAGTAAAAGGTGGTGGATCAGAAGTTATACGAGATATAGCTAAAGATATTGATGATACCTTTCAGAATTTAGGTTTTACTCAAGACGATTTACTAAAAGCTTTAGAAGAAGATAATTTTGAAGGGTTTGCTGATTTTGCAAGTAAACTAGCTGCTGCGCATGGTGATCC